CCGCGCCCCTGGCGGTACCAGATGTCGACCAGCCTGATCTGGTGAAAGTCGCCGTTGTCTTGGTACCAGCGCGCGTCGCGATCGGAATTGCTGGTGAGGTCGATGTCGCGCGTCGAGCCGTTCTCGATCACGTCCTTGAACTGCGGCATGAGCTCGGCGAGGAGTTCCTGGTCGACCCACTTGCCGACGCCCATGTAGCGTGCGTCGGAGAAATCATGCTTGAAGCTGCGCGGGTCGTAGAAGAAGCCGTCGTTGTCCACGACGTTGAAGGTCACGTCGAGGTCGGGCTGCTGCGGCTCCAGCGGCGGCCCGCCGTTGTGGCCGATGCCGGGCGACATCGATGTGCCGCCCATCATCTGCGCGCCGCGCGACGGCGCCCGCGTCAGTCCGAGCTCGACGCCGGCTAGGCCGTCGATCGCGCCCTGCTCGGAAATGATCGGCGATTTCTCCTTCCACTTGTTCGCGTCCATCAGGTAGCGCAGCACGGCGGTGGCGAGGTCGGCGCCGGCCTGGTGCTGCGGCGTGCGCGGGTAGGCTTTCGGGTCCTGCCGCAGCCGCTCGGTCAATCCGACAATGCCGTCGATCTTGCGGCCGATGCGGTTGTAGGTGACCACCGGCTGCTTGCGATCGTTCAGCACCTTGATCTGGTCGGAGGTCCAGTGTGCACCGTGGCGGTAGCGCCGCGCCTGCTGCTGCTCATCGATCTCGGCGCGCTTGCTGAACAGGTAGGTGGAGTAGGCCTGCCGCATGCGCTGCAGCGACCAGTAACCGGAGGCATCGTCCTCGTCGGTCGGCAGCATGCTGGCGTAGCTCGGGCCCGGCAGGACGCCGCCCGTCTGATAGCCGGTGCTGCTGAAGCCAGTTGCGAGCGCCATCAGTCGTAGTTCCTCGGCAGGCGATACATCTGCTTGGGCGCAGGCATGGCGCCGTAGTGGTGGTCGATGAACTGGTTGAGCTCATCGAGCGAGAGGTCGTTGGCAGTCTTGCCGAGGCCCTGCGCGTAGCCGTGAACGTCGGCGCTGATGGTGTTGCGGATCGGCGGCGCGCCGCTGCCGGTGGTTTCGTCGGGATAGCTGCGGTTGCCGATGCGCGTGGGCATGTCAGTCGCTCCGATAGCTGCGGTTGCCGATGCGAACTTTCGGCTTGCTCTTGCGCGCAGGAAGCTTGCCGCCCTTGTCGGCGGCGACGAATTCCGCGCCGACCTTCTGCGGGATGCCGAGCGTGCTGCGGCCTTCCTTGGCGGCATACATCGCCCCGCGCTGCGCCTGGCTGACGATGGGCATGGACAGCCTCTCACGGGGTGTGATAAAGTCCGGGGATGGACGAGCTCGAAAAAACCATCCGCGATCTGGTCGAACGCAAAAACGCCGCCCGCGACGACAGTCCCGAGCAGCGGTTTTACGAGCGGCAGCTGCGCGCGCTGCGCTACAGGTGCGAGGAAGCCGGCGGCATCATCGAAGACGCCGACCCTATTGGTTGGGGCGCATACTGCCGCCCCCTCCCCGATAGATCATGTCCACAAGGGACATTGGTGACGCTGGCAGCGCGCCGATCGAATAAAGCGGGATCTCGTTCCTGATAATCCCGCGCCTCAAAATCTCGTCACGCGACATCCCAGTGAGCCGATGCGTCCGCTCGATCGCGTCGTTGACGTGGCTGATCATCGGCTTGCCGGGTGTGTTCTTGAAGCCAGCCCAGGCGACGTCCTGAAAGTTTGCCGGGTCCACGCCGGCGCGCTTAGCCTCCTGCGCGACCAGGCGCTCGTACAGGCCGTAGGTGCTGTCGGGTGGCACGGTCAGCCCCGGCGTGATGCCGCCGGTCATCTGCTCATCGATAGTGCTCACCTTGCGATTGCCGAAGAAATTTTGCGCAAAGTTGTGCCGCTTGGGGTTGGCTTCACCGAGCGAAGCAAAGTCGGGCAGTCGCTGGAACTGCTCCACGTTCGACATGCCGTACTGCCCGCCGACCGGCGTCGGGATTGCGTGTGATGCGGTCGGGTAAGGCTGGCCGGTCTTGCGCAAGTATTGCAGGTAATGCGAAGTCAGCATGTTGGGCGTCGGCGCATTGCCGGCAGTCGTCGTGGCCATGCCGGTGGCCCAGTTGCTGAACGCCTCGCGGCCCGCCTTGGCGCCGAGCTCCTTGATGAAAGCTTTCTCCAGCTGGCCCATCGCGTACCAGTCGTGCGCGTTGCCGAGTTCAAGGCCGCGCGCGTAGGCGTCATGCAACCGCTGTGCCGTTTCCGGACTTTCCAGCGCATCGACTACAGCCTGCTGCTGCTTGCCGAGCTTGTGACCTTTCGGCTCGATGTCGATGGTCGTGGTGTTGGGCGGGTAGTTGGTCGGATCGACGTAGGTGCGCTTCTCCGGATCGAAGTACGGGGTGTAGCCCTCCTTCGCCATCTGCTTGTCGATCTTGTTGCGCGCCTTGGCGAAGACATCTGCCTCGGGCGTGAGTTCCTTGCTTTCGAACATGACCGGGTTGCCGGCCTCATCGAAGATCGGCTCGCCGGTCTTGAAATGCGTCTTCTGTTTCATCGTCGGCGGCCCGGCCTCCGGGTAGGCCTCGGCATACTGTGCGAACTTGGCCTCCGGGTTGGTCGCCGCCTTTTCCGCTGCAGTGAGCTCGGCCCGCACCACCGGCGCCGCCGTCTTCGCTCGGCCAACACCGGAGCCGAGCGCGCCGGCAGGGACGCCGCCGACCAGGCCGGGAGCTCCCACTGCCCCTAACGCCATCTGCACGAGCGAGGAGGGGTTGTAGTCGTCGCCGGTCGCGACGTTCCATGCCTGCTGCCGCGCCTCGTCGGGAGACTGCGGGGCCAGATTGCCTCGCGAGGCCTCGATGGCAAGCTGGCCAGGGTATCTCGTTGGAGCTCGCGCACGCACGCGCGCCGCCTGCATGCTCCACGGATCGTATTCGGGGTCGCCCTCGATCATTCCCATGCGGCTCGGCTGGCCGGAGGAGAGGAGGTCCAGAAGCGCGACCATGTCTAGCTCGTCACCACGAGCTTGAACACGCGATCGGCGGCTTGCGGCACAGGATGATCCTTGGTGCCGGCGCGCAGCCGCACGTATTTGGCCATGCGCGCAAACTCCCCGCCGAGGGCAAACACGCCACCCGGCTTGACTGCCATCATGCGTTCAATGCCATCGGCCTGGTAACTGTCGAACCACTCGACGTTGTCGGTGGACAACTGAAACGTCAGGCCACCGCTGTAATTCCAATCGGCGGGCATGACCAGCGCCACCACCTCGCCGGTGGCCTTGCCGGCGGTACAGTCGACGGAATTCGAGAGCGCCTGGCCCGCGGGAATAGTGATGTCGAGGGTTTCAAAGTTTGCCATCAGTAGGTGACCCAGTCGCCGGGCTTGGTGGTGTCGTGCGCGACCTTGTAGCCGACCCTGTCCTCGGGCTGCGTGCGCTCGATCGTCGGGACGAACGGCCGCGACATGCAGGCGTAGCGCCATTCGTCGGCGGCGTGATCCTCGCTGTCGGTGATCAGGTCTTCCAAGCGGTCGGGATCGTGCTGCAAGAACGGGATGGTGCGGATCGAGTCGACGCACGTCGCGAAGGTAACGACCATCGCGCGCCCTTGCGCATCGCCCACCAGGCGAGCGCGCATCTGATCCCAGCCGCCCATCGCCCCCTTGCGGGTGACGCGGGTATTGTCGGCGCGCCGGAACCAGACCATGCCGCCCGATCCGCTGGCGAGCCGCTCGGCGATCGAGGGTCCGCCGTCTTGCGCGAAAGCAGATGGATCGAGCACGCCATAGCTAAGTGCGGGTTCATTTTTTTCCTTGTCGTGAATGCTGGCACCGACGAGGTTGGCGGTGAGCTTGATGCCGACGTTGGGCTGGCCTTTCTTCATGCCGTACCATTCGCGATAACGGACGAGACAGCCGCGCGGAAGAATACGTCCGTCAGCGATCAGCGGGTAGTCGTCCTGCACCACCGCCCACCAGCCGACGCTGAAGGGTGAAGCGCTGCCCCAGTCCATCGAACGGAAGCGCATCCACTGGCCTGGGATGGGGAACGGATCGATGACGTGTCGCTTGTCCTCCCAGCAGTCGAAGAACGCGCCGAGCGTGACCGACCAGTCGCCATCGAGCCAGGCGCGCACGAGCTCCGAGCTCCCCGAGCCGCGCAGGCGTTGCTTGTAGGCCTCGATGTCGATGTGCTGGTTGTTGTCGACCCGCGACGGGATGAAGATGCGTTCCAGATGCGTCAGTGGGTCGATGATGATCTGGTTCCCACGGGGAGCAGGATCGATATAGCGCGCCTTGACCCAGTGATGACCGCAGCCACCCGGATTGCCGGTTGCTCGCATCCCAGGAGGAACGCCAGCGCCTGATCGGAGGGTGGCCATGAGCTTGAGTATAGGGGCAGGGCTTGGAAAGTTTCCGATCTCCTCCACATATAGCCGGGTGTAGCTGTGTCCTTGGTACATGTCGGCATCGGCGTCACGCTCCAGATAGGCGAAGCGCAGGCGCGCGCCTTCAGGGCCGCGCCACATGTGCTCGACCTCGTTATATTTCCAGCCGATCGGCGCGTAGATTTGCTTTGAGCGCTCGATCGTTTCCACCAATTCAGTGCGACTACGCCGCACCATCAAGCCGATCGCATTTTCGCCGTAGCGGTTGGCGTGCGACAGCCACTCACCCAGCACGCCATCGGTCTTGCCGCCGCCGCGAGCGCCGCCGAAGAAGATTTCGAACACGGGACATTCCAGCAGCGCCCACTGCGCGCGATTGAGGCCAGGCGACCAGACTATTGAGGTTTGGTCGGAGGCAGCAGCGGTAGCATCGGCACGTCGACGTTGGGCTGCTGCAGTGGCTGCTGCGGCAGTTGCTGCGGCTTGCGCGGCGCGTGTTCGATCGTTTTGTACTTTTCGAGCCATTCGTTTTTCGTCAGTAGTGGCGGCACCTCGACCACGTAGTTGTGGGTGAGCTCGCCGGTGACGTTGGTCTGCGACAGGTCGGGAATGATCTTGCGCAGCAGGATGTCGATGGCGCGCACCTGCGCCATGGTGAGCACGCGCTTGCCGTCGACGTGCTGCTGCAGTTGGCGCACGAGACGCTTGGCCTTGATGGTATCGCGCACTGCTTGGGGATTGACGCGGGCCTTGCCGTTGGGTCGTCCCTGCGACGCTCTTGGCATTGTTACAACTCCGTTACAAAGCCGTGATCTACCCACCGAGGCCGGCGTCGGCCATGGGCGTGTGCCACCAGTTTGCGGCTCCGGGCCAGCCGTAGGTGATGGGTTGCCCGAGGCCGGCTTGCAACAGGTTGGGCACGCCGTAGTTGGCACCGGCGCCGAGCGCGGTTCCTCTCCCCGGCATGGATTGCTCGCCGCTGTTTCCGCCGGTCGGTGTCCATCCGCCGGGGCCACCCCAGCGAGTGCCGCTGGCGCGCGTGTCGATCAGTTGCCCGTTGCGCATGATCCAGCCTGGCCCCATGCCGAGCAGTCGCCAGTTGTTGGTCGAGGGTTGCTCCATTCCGAAGGTCGCGATCGATGGCACCGGAGTGCCACCCACTCGCTGCGTCACCGTGTTGGCGGCATCGCCGCCGGGTCGCTGTGGTCCCGTGCCGGGAACCTGCGTGGGCGTGCCGCTCTGACCGAACAAGTCTTGGATGGTGAAGAAGCCGCCTTGGTCGCTGGGGTAGGCGTAGCCCTGGCCCTCATACTCGCCTGCGTTCTTGCCGTAGCGCGGCAGCAGGCCGCTCGCCAATTGCGACAGGCTGATGCCGGCATCGTTGGCGACAGTGCGCGGATCATCAATCTTTGGTCGGCCGTATTGATCAAAATACTTTGCCAGGTCTTGCGGCGGGCTGAACACGCCGCCGCCGCCACCACCGCCACCGCCCGCGCCGACCATGCCGACGCCGCCACCGGAATAGAGCGGCACCCGAGGCTGCATGTAGTAGGCGAGGTCTTGATCCCACGAGCCGTACTGGCGCGGCTGCTGTGGCGGCGCCGCCGGCTGCATCATGTCCATCAGGCTGTTGATCTGTTGCGCACCGCCGGGGCCGGGCATGGGCTATCTCCTGAAGATGCC